TCTTGTGCCATATTAGTATTTGTCTGCGAGCATCTCCTCGTATGCTGATTTCATTTCCATATAATTTTTAATGTATTCTTCTTGGTCTTGTAATTTCTTATTCTCAACCCATTGTTGATATTGAAAATCCATGTCGCAAGAGTAAAATTCCTCCTCAAGGATGTCTTCGAGTAATAGTTTTGTTAGTCCCATAATTTTGTCTTTCTTATAAATATAAAGATAATCAAAAAAGTACTATAGGTAAAGTAGTAATATAAAAAAAAATCAGATATTTTCATATCTGACTTTTAATAAAAACAATGAGATTACATTAAAGAGGGGGGGAGACAATTAAAAAGACAATCGATAAATGGGAGTACAAACACGATATCTCCCCCCTCTCAATACTAATTATAACAATAGTATCTTGGTAATCAATAATTATTCACAATTCAATAATTTACCCATTGGGTCAACAACAATCATATTTGGAACAGCCGTTCCGTTATAATCGGAGAATACACTCGAAAAATTATAGTTTCCGTCTGATTGTATGTATGATGGAGCACCAAAAGCATTAGAATCATAACCAGTACCCGTTCCCGCGTTGAATGTTGTGTCTAAAGAACCATCACTATTTAATCTCATAATAGAACCTACTGATGACCCGTTAAAATTATCAAATACACCGGTGACTAGATACTTACCATTTGTCGGGATTACATCTGTAACAAAAGTACTACCAGTTATTCCTGTCCCAACATTAAAAGTTGCGTCATAAGTCCCGTTAGTATTTAATCTCGCTATATTAGCACCTACTGATGCTCCGCTGTAAGTATCGAATGTTCCTCCACATATAATTTTTCCTGATGCATCTACTGCTAATCCGTAAATACCTGAAAAACTACCTGTTGTAAAACCTGATAGTTGGAAGGTATTATCAATAGTTCCTCCCGTAGTCAATCTCACAATACCACCACAAGTTACACCACTGACACTACTAAATAACCCACCAAGCACAACCTTACCATCACTTTGTAGTGCGATTGAATATACAGTATTATTAGCAAATGCGTTATCAAAACTAGTATCTATTGAACCATTACTATTCAATCTTACTTGACCTGCTCTACCACTTCCTGAATAAGTTGTGAATTGACCCCCTACTAATATTTTATTATCAGGTTGAACGACGATAGACCAAATTGAATTATTAAAGCCAGTACCAATACTAAAAGTAGTATCTAATGAACCATCAGTATTTAATCTTACAATTCTATTTCTTGCGGTTCCGTTATATTGTGTAAAGTTTCCTCCAACTAATATTTTTCCATCAGATTGAACTGCCACAGCATTTGTCTCTGCGTTGAATCCAGTACCATATACAAATGTATCATCAATACTGAAATCAGTGTTTAATCTAATAATTCTATTAGCAGCAACACCATCATAAGATGTAAAGTATCCAACATAAATCATTTTTCCATCAGCTTGTTGTGTTATTTGTTCTGGTATGTCTCCACCAAAAGCACCGATAGAATAACAATCAAAGTCAGGGTCAGAAATTGACATTGTCAAACTGTCACCTGCTCCAACGATTGGGGTTGGAACTTGAATCAAACCCGAAGAATACTTCGCACTTGAATATAATGTATTATTGAAATAGGTGTCAATCTTGGCATCACCCTGTTGTAACATCATTTGAAATGTTCCACCTGGTGCACCTTTTTGGTCATCTATGGTTGTATTAGTTCCACTAATAAGTCCACCAGCAAAGATGGGTAGGGAACCACTTGTCACTGACAATGTGCCAGTCACGCTACTCGGTGTAGATATCTTTGTGATAACTGCTGAAGCCGAGGTGTTTGCGATTGAAAAACTCATATTTTTATTTTTTTTTTATTTATCTGTTTATTGTCATTTATATATAAGATTCTATCAATTCGATATGTCCATCCATATAAGATACTTCGTGAATCATACCCAATTCTTCATCTATTTCATCCATTAAATCATAGAAGTCATCAACCAATAATTCAGCTTGTTCAAGTTGTTCCTGAGTAGCCTTCTTATCTTCCAATACCTTCTTTTCTATTTCAAATACATTGTCAGCAATTTGTGCGGCACTTCTAATCATACCAGCAGTTTCCTCATCAGGATTCATGCTAACCAAATGTTGGAAGGTAGCTTGTGCACCAGGGCAGATGTAAAAATATTTGGTCATATAACCCAACACATTCATCTCACTGAATAATACTGGTTCAATAATCAAATCCTGTCCTAACACAATAGGAGTGCTTGGAACAACCACCTTAGAAGCACATTCTCTATATGCTTGTTTATATTCAATTCCTCGAGCTCTTTTTCTTGCAATACATCTACCTAACGCTGAGTCCTCAGGAATCCCACCATTGTCAAATTTACCCCACCATCTATAATATTCTTGATACGCATTAAGACAATATCCCATACGTTCTTTCATATATGGATAAATCTCTCTCATCTTAGAATTAGATGAACAACGTTTTAGATAAGTCCCTCTATTTTCTTTCTTTCGAGGTTGGACAATGAACTTATCCTCTTTCTCCTCTTTCGACATTTTGAACTTTTCCAACTGGCTGTAGCAAACTGCCAGTCGTTGTTCTATGGAAGGGAACTCATCAGCAACTTTACCAACGCATCTCGAGATGAATTCGTTGTCCGTTTCCTGTTCGTTTTTGGTGGGTAATGGCATTATTTAACTAAAGATTTTAATTTTTTATTTTCTTGGTGAAGGTCATCTATCTTCTTCTCCAATTCTTGTATTTTTAGATTCAATGATTCGATTTCTTTTTTCAAATCATCAATAATCTGTGAATAAACAGATATGGCTAATTCCAAGTTTTTTAGGACTTGGTTGTCTGTCTCTGCTGTAACTTTTCTTTTTCCAACAAACCAACCAGCTATTGCTGTCAATGCGTTTGATATAAGTAATAGTATCGTTTCGTTCATAATATCAAATTACCATCCACAACAAGCCCAAGTTGGGTCACTGTAAATTACAGAGGTTAATGGCCCTGAGCCAGGCCCCACTCCCAATCCATCGTATCTTGGGCCGTTATTAAGATGAAGTCCACTAAAGTAATTTTTACCCAAGTGAGGTCTCATACCATCTGTGGAGGTATAAGTATAAACCGCAGGATAATTTGGTTGATTATAAATCAATTCTTCAATCATTCTTCTCTCGAAGAATTGTGACCTGTCATCAGCTCTGGTTTGCATATATTGCATCTCACTTATGGTGATGGTCTTCTCAGAACCATTAACAATACCATTATTCTTTATTCTCATAAAGATGGATGGTAAACATTCTGCATAAGCTGCCCAAATTAACAATGGTTGACAGAAATACTGAAGGAAATTATTGTTGATTGTTGTCAAAGTGCTAGTTTGAACTTGATTCAACAATTCAACATAATATCTTCTACCTATGATATATTCAAGTTTTGTCTGTTGAACTACCCCAATAAAAGGTAACAACACCGCAGAGGTTACGTTTTGGTCAATATCAGTAAAATTCTTCAATTTTGTTTCTGATACCAATAGAATATTTTGTGGAACTAATGCTTGAGACATATTATATTTTGTTTTCTTGAATTGTTTCGTCTTTTACAACTCCAACATTTTCATTTTTATTTATATCTATGGTTGGTGCCGCATCCTTCATAGTCACCATTTCAAATTGTTTAACTTCAATTTCAGTTGGAACACCAGCATCTCTGATTGTCAATAACTTCTCGAATACCGATTTGATTTCAGTTTGTATAGGTTTAATAACCAAGTTTTGGAAGTGGTCTTGAGCTTCAAGGTGATCAGCTGTCCCGAGTTTTCCTGGTGTCATAATACCTAACAACTCAGGTGATGATATTTGGTGACCAGTCAAGATTGCTTCTTGAACCATTGAATTTAATTGAACCCATAATTGGTCAGAACCATTATGTTGAATTGGGGTAATTTCAGGTGCTTGTTCCTTACCATCCGAGAAGGTCAACATCAATTTACCACTGACATTAGAACCAGCATATTTGCTAACAAGTGTGTTGTAAATTTCTTCTCTTTGGTCAGGATCTGGAATACCACTATTCAAAGCAATGAATAAAGATGGTGATAAACCATTCACAATGTTATTGAAATGCCAGTTGAATATTTCTACTTGTGTTGCTACTGCTGTAGCACAACCCCAATAACTTGGAGTTGGGTAGTAGTTGTTTCCTGCTGAGTGTGTTGTATAATAAAAAACCTGTGAAGGTTCTTCATTCTGTATATCAAATGCGGGCAACTTTCTTGGAACGAATTTTTTAGGGAATGCCCAATCCGAACTATAATAGAAATTATGTATTCTATCATGGAAATCTGATTTCTCAGCTCTTAATTTTGAGAAATCCATATAATACATATCGAATCCCATATCTCTATCTTTTCTCCATACTATGTTGATAGCAAATCCACCATATAATATAAAATCGAGACACGCCTTATCCCATATATCATACACTTTATCACCAAGGCTATTTGCCATCAATAACCTCTGATTGTCCCCTAATTTCAACGATATTGATTCTCCCCTTGTACCATACCACTTTGATGTAATAGCTGCTCTATGGGTAGGAGAAGTATTGTATAGACGAATTAATTCTTGAGCGGCCAAGTTTGCGACCCCATAGTAGACCCACGGGGTTCTTGTATTTATAATGAGGTTTTCCTCAATCAAGGGAACCCTGGCTGTTGCTGCGAAATCGTGTATCTGCAATATATCTTTTGTTTTGTTATTTTGTTCGTCCATAATTATAAATATACTATTTTGTCAATTGCATCATCATTGGTTTATAGTTGTTCCTGATGGAGTTGGTGGAACATAAGAACATAAGTTGATATTATATTCAGGATACAATATTTCTGATTGTTGTTCAGGTGTCATACAATCTAATATTTCATTTTTTACAATAATACCATATCCAATAAATAATGATGAACCATCCTCACCAAATCTACATAATTCAAAAGGTGATTCCTGCCAAGTTAAAGTTTGACCATCTTGTGTAGGAAACCCCTTACAAGAATTTATTTGTGAAACAAAATTATTCGCTTCTGTTTCAGTATTAAATAAAATATTATTAAAGTTCAATCCCATAATTACCAACTATTATAATTCCATTTAGTTTTGAGATAATTCACAACATTATTAACCTCACTTTGTGTAAGTTTTCTATGATAAATAATAATTTCAAATATTGTTCCTTGTGCTGGAGCATCACCATTGACAGTGCTCATTCTAATTGTTGTATTATTATTTCCTGTGGTAAATGTTTGTGTTGATATTGTTTGGTCGTTTATTTGTCCTCCTCTTGAACTAGTATCACCTGATGCAGATAATAATATTTTTGGATATTTTGATGTTAAAGAATATGTATTTGTTCTAATTCTACCACCAATTGTATTAGCTTCTAAAGCATCAAAATTTACATAGAATGAAGTTTGTGGTGTTGATGTTCCACCACTTGCTTGAATATCCCATAATAATTGATTTACACCATTTTCTTGATAAACAACCATAAAGACAGTATTGCCTGTTGGAGTCGGAACATTACCTGCTGAACCTGTCATAAAGTCAGAACCACCCGAGAATGATACACCAGAGAATGGTAATCCATAAGCACCACTCACTAATTGTGGTTGATTTGCACCTGTTGTTTGATTTACAAAATATCCACCAGATCTACCTGTCCAAGATTCAACAAATGTTTGACCACCACTTACTCTTGTTGTCAAATTAGGCGCGAATGATGCATCAAACCATTGATACAAATTAGAAATACTTGATGGACTAAATGGAGGTATGGTTGGTGTTGGAGTCGGAGTACTAGTCGATGTTAGTGTCGGAGTTAAAGTTAATGTGGTAGTTGGGGTTGGAGTTGAAGTCGCAGTCCCTGTTGGAGTTGATGTTAATGTTTGTGTTGGCGTTGGAGTAGGACAAATAATTGGATATGTAATATAACCAAAATCATTTTGACCTGAACGAGGATAATATGTTCCTGCTATTAGAATTGATTCTGATAGGCTAAATAATGTTACATCTGCCCCAACCCAAGTAGAACCTGATAATAAAATATTTGATGCTTGTTCCATACTTCTCCAACCAGCAGTTGCAGTTCCAATAAATGTGGCATAAACAGTATTTATATCTCCACCATTTGGATATTGGAATATTGGATAATTTCGTCCATCAGGAGCAGTTCCTAAAACAACATATCCTGTACCCGAACCAGTTCTTTGAACCCAAGCATGTTGGAAAGTTTGACCAGAAGCCAAATATTGTCTAGCATAAGTTCCATTATCAAATACAAGACTAGATGAATTAGTTACAATAAATTCTTCAGGACAAACAGCATT